CCTAATTGTTGAACTTTAACATTGTCTATTGAACCTGAAAACTCTAAACCAAAACTCATTCCTGCAATTAGTAAATCACTTCCTGCTGCTTTTACATAAATAGTTCTATGACCTGTAGCTGTAGCTATAACTACATTAGAAGCTGTTATAGAACTGCCTATATCTATCAAAATAATATTACCTGCACTATGTGCAGTTATGTCAAAACTCACTTTATATATTTTACCTGTAACAGCACTAATATCTTGACTTAAAATATTACTCATACCTATACTACTTCCACTTGCTACTCCACTACCAATAGACCAACCTGTTCCTTTTGTCCAATCAGAATCTGCACTAAATGTCCCATTGGTAACAATATTACTTCCTAATGTAATATTTGTTTCATCAGCAATTAAGATATTACCAACATTTGAGTCAAATTGATTTAAATCACTATCACCCATTCTATACCAAGCCTGTAAATAATTAGATGCTACACCTTCTTTGTGATTGTAAGGCTCTCTACCATTGTATATAGTTTTAACTTGATTAGCAGTTAATGCTGAATTGTATATTGCTATTTCTGATATATTGCAATCTGAATAAGATGAGCTAAATCTACCTATATAAAAATCACCTGTATTATCTAAATCAGTAGTATCTGCACTATCTGTATCATCTAAAATTCCATTTATATATCCAACTATATTGCCATCTCTATCAGCAGATATAGCAAAATGCACCCATTGATTTTGCAAATTATCAAGATTTATACCTGTGCTACCTAAGTATTCAAGTTGTGCACTTCCACTCATTTTTGAATAAAATTGTAATCTTGGAGGATTTGATTGGTCAGTTCTTAGATAATATCTATTATCATTATCTTGTCTTTTACTAACTATATAAACATTATCAAAATCATCAGCTTTAACCCAAGCAGTAATAGTAAAATCACCTGTGCCTAAATCATTAGTATTTCCACAATCTAAATAATCATTAGTACCATCAAATGCTACTGAGAACTCATCTCTAAATACATCACCACCTTTTGTTACTATGCTCTTAGCAAACATTAATCTTTTACCACACCAATGCTAAGTTTTAAATCTGTTGTTGCAGCTGGTGTATAATTACCACCACTTCTATTTATAGCATGTACATATATTGATTTACTATCATTTGCTGCCTTTACAACTAAACCTATATTAGATTTAACTGCAACTTGACAGCCTACTAAATCTGTATAATTACTTACACTTACAAAGCCTTGTATATTTCTTGCATTTGCATCTGAAATACTAATAGCTTCACCTTCATCACTTCCTAAAGCTGTATTTGCTGATGAAAAAATTAAATCAACAGCTGGTGCTTCATCATCTTCATCTAATAATATTGCTGATTGTATTATAGCTGCACCACCTTTTACTGCTACTGCATTAGGAATCTCTATTGATTGTGCAATAATTTCATTATCTGCAATAGCTTCTGCATCTGTTGTTAAAGTTACATCTATTAAATCAACTTCCATCTTGTTTAACTTCTCAACTACTGCATATTTTCTTAATTGTGTTTCTGCCATTTTAATTCTCCTTTAAGGTTGGCTACCATGAACAAGGTTCATAATAATTTATTTGTCTTCTTTTTTATCTTTCTTTGATGCTTTTTTAGCTTTCTTAGGCTTTTCTTCTTTGATCTCATTACCATTAGCATCACACATAGTAAATCTTTCTTTTAATGAATTTAAATCATGGTTAGGCATAACTTCATATACATTACCATTTGCTTTTTTAAAATATAGTTTCATAAAATTTTTCTCCAGGTTAAAACAAGGAGCAGTATTACCTGCTCCCTGTTATTATGTTTATCTATTAAGAAACATCAGATAAGATATAAACTCCAAAGGAATCTTTTATCTCACATTCACCCCAGAATCCAACAGCAACATACTCTGTTGTTCTGAATGAAGCATTTCTTTCTGTTTCTATTCTCATAAGACCTTCAGGTCCTATTGCAAGTCCTACTGCACCTTTTGAAAATGCAAATCCAGCAGCATCACCACCACTACCTACATCTTCATTAATTTGATCAGACCAATATACATCAAATCCTGCAATGTTACCAATCATACCAGTAGCCATAGCTTCTTCACCTTTATTACCAAGTAAAGATAATGGTTTACTGTTAGAACCTGTAACAGCAGCATCATTAGTTAATGCAATCAATCCTTTAGGACCCCATACTTGTTTAGCAGATAATACTAAGTTATATGGGAAAGGAGCACCAGCAGACCTTAACTGCCTCATAGATCCAAAGATGTGTGATAAAGCTAACTGAGTACCAGCACCACATTCTGTTTGTGAAAAACTAGTTCCTAATGCTGTTAAATCTGCATCAAGTTTTGCAGCAACTGCATTACCTAATATATCACCTACATTACCTGTTAAATCATCAGCATTACCCATTCTTGCTAAATCACTAACATCTGCTCTAATTACATGCTCACTAACAAGTGCAGTTTTTGCATTAGTAGTAATAGATGTTACTGTTGTATAATCAGCACCATCTGTACCTAATCCAACTGAGCTTGAAGCTACTTTATCATATTCAGGAAATTGTACTGTAATAGCACCTTTTACTGCTTGTTTTGAAGTTACCAAAGGTAGCATAACATTAGAATGATTAAAGGCTAATACTGCATCACCTATAACCTTTCCTAATCCACCAACAGCAACACCTGTATCTGTTTCAGCCATTTTATTGACCCTCCATATCTGTCTTTCAACTGCTTATTTAAGCCTTCATTTTGACAGATTTATTTATTTTTTTAATTGTTCATAAGGTTTTTTTAAAGTTCCTTTACCAAAGCCACCAAAGTAACCAAAAGATTTAGATATAGGTTTGCCTTGTGCATGGTTATTTGTCCTTGTTTCCATTTCATCAATGTACTCATCAAAGGTCATCTTACCATTTTTATACTTAACATCTACATCACCATCTTTTTTAGGTTTCAGTTCCATATCACCTTTAGGATCATAATCAACACCAGCTAAAACACTATGTTTCTTAATACCCAATTTTGATACCTGAACCTGCTATTGTATTGTTTGCTTTTTTGTAACCTTCAGGATCTTTAGTAGCCCATTCTGCATAAGAAGAATAACCACCAAAGTCACCTGCTTTAGCAGTAGCTGCTCTTGCAGATGAAGTAGAAGGTGCAGAAACATTAACAACCTTACTTACATACTTTTCTAATTTATCTAAACTCAAACCTTCTGCAATAGATTTATCATCTTCTTCAGTTAATTTGCTCATTAATGATTCTCTTTTGTTAGTTTGATAACTATTCCATTGGTCAGCTTGTGTTTTAAAAGAATCTCTTTCTTTTGTCATTAAATCAAGTGCTTCTTTTAACTTACCATCTTCAACAAGTTTAGCTTCAGCTTTTGATTTATTCTCAGCACTCATTTTATCAATTTGTGCTTGTAGCTTTCCAATTTGATTAAGAGCATCATTCTTAGCAGTATTAACTTCTGCAAATCTATCATATGGAACATTTTTTGTATCAGCTTGTGTGCTGTTGTTATTATCCTGAGTATCTTCAGTTGTTTGAGTAACATTATTTTCTTCTGACATTTTTTACCTCTGTTTGTTGAGTTTTAGTTGAAAATTCTTAATTATAATATAACTTACTAAATCTTTTATACAATTATTATTTTCTACCAATCTTATGAATAGTAGTTTTATTAGGTCCTAATCTTTTCTTTATATACCTATTAGCTTCTTTATCTAAATAATTAATAACTCCTTTAGGTAATGGTTGTTTAGGTGTAGTTAATACTCTACCCATCTTCTTTAACCATTCTACTCTTGCACCTAATGTAGTCCAACCTATCTGAAATCCTTTTCTCATTGTTTTTATTAAACTATAATCTCTAAGTAAATCAGATGTTAATACTGGTGCATTGCTGTTGGCATATTTAGATGCTTGTCTTTTAAATTTGTTGGCTCTTTTTGCTTGTCCATATTTAGATGTATATTTTTTAAATGGTTTACCAAATACATCTTTAGCATCTTCAAAGATATGGTCTCTGTATCTATCTCTAACATTAGGTCCTACTCTAAGAAAGAATTTTAGATCAAGCATCACCTAACCTCTTTTCTGCTTGTTCTTGTTCATTGAATCCTAATCCCTCAGATGAAGCTATTTCCCATTTGTGTCTGCAATTAAATCCTCCACCATCTAATAATACACCATCACCAAATCTTGATTTTATTTGCTCTAATGTTAATGTACCAGCAGAAGCCATTTCTAAACATTCATCTCTTGTTTTTTCATCTACTGGTCCTATATAAACATATTTAGTTGATTCAGGTGCTATGTCCATCATTTGATTAGTAACTTGTCTTGAATAAGTATTGAGTGTTGTATTAACTAATGTTTGCATTTGTGCATTAGATATACTTGCATTTGTTACATTTTCTAAGATCTGTGTTGTAGATAATCCAGTTTGTAATCCTTTAATTACTTCTGTCCTAATGCTACCTGATATTGTTCTAATGATAGCATTGTCAAATAATTGTTCATTTAGTGCTGCAAAAGTAGATAATGCTCTTGGGTTTATATCTGCAAAGCCTATAGTAGATTCTAATACACCTCTATGTGCATTAGCATATATAGCAGTTACTTTTTGTAGTTTGTTTTTAAGTGTACCTTCAACATCAATAGTTAGTAATGTATTAGCAAACTCTGTTATATCACCTACTTCTTCACCTATTAGATACAATGAAGCTATTAGTTCTGCTTTAGCTTTATCTACAAGACCAGCTATATTGTTAGCAGCTAAATCTATATCTTTTTGATTTGCCATTACTTTAGTAGGTCAGTTACTGATTTGCCTGATTCCCAAAACTTACAAGACCAATATCTTGCTTTTGTTTTGTCTGTTGGTTTGTTAGAATCACATTTATGCCTTGCTCTAAATGATTTTCTTTTTGCATCACTTGCTCTTTTTATAGTCAGATTAGGATCACCAAACATAACCTTCTTAACCTTATCACCTGACTTTACAAATACTTTGAACTTCTTTCTACCATATCCAGCTTCACCTTTAGTGATTCTTGAAGGTTTATCTAACTTAACTGATTTGCCTTGATACTCTGCCATTACTTTTTAATCTTTTTAATTTTACCTGCTGTGGTTCTTGCAAACTTGTGTGTTTTTGTTTCTCTTATTAGTGTACCTCTGTATCTTTTGCCACCATAAGTCCAACTTACTTTCTTAGCCATAATACTCCTATTCTACTGGTCTTTGCAATGCTTGTAACAATGCAGATTGTGGTTCTTCTGTTTCTTCTTCAATCTCCATTT